TTTATACTTATAGACCAAACAATATTTTTAGTTTAAAAAACAACTTTTATACAACTAAAGAAGGGTCAATATATAGACATTACTCTCCAAGTGTAAACCACAATAATTTTTATGGTGTAGATAATAGTTCATCAATAACATTTGTTTTCAACAACGGGCCATCTATAAGTAAAAACTTTAAAACAATAAGCTACGAAGGAAGTGATGGTTGGCAAGTAGAAAGTTTTACCTCTGATGCAACTGATAACGCGGGTAGTGAATCAAGAGATACTATTAACACTGTTAAAAGTTATCAAGAAGGAGTTTATACAGAAAATGGAGTACCTTATAGAGTAGGTTTTAATAGAAAAGACAATAGATACGTAGCTAACTTAATTAACAATAGTG